CTGCTGCAGGCCGCGCAGGCCGGTGCGCCTGACCGCATTGATTTCCCTGACCGTGGTCAGCGCCTCGATCGTCGGGCTGATGCCGTAGCTGTCGTTCTCGTAGCGGCGCCAGTTGAAGCAGGCCACCGGGAAGGCTGCAAAGCCGCTCTCCCTGACGATCGCCTGTTCTTCCTCGAGCACATGGTAGGACACGAAGGCCGAATCCAGATACTCGGTGGCGTCGCCCTTGCGGTAGGTGCGGCGATCGTCCCGGGGCTTGATGCACTGGATCAGGCCGAGCTTGGTCAGGCACTTGGCCGGATCGTTCGCCATCTCCTTCACGGATGCCGGCAGCTTGTCGCCGAACTCCTGCGCGCACTGCCGGGCCGTCCTTTCATACTTGCGATGGAACAAATCGACGCGGCCCCAGCGATCGCGGCCGATATAGGCCTCGACGACGGGGATCGAGGCGTAGTGGATCATCGTCGCCCCGAACCCCTCCTCGGCGTAGAGGTAGCCGGGTCCGTAACGAACAACATTCCTCAGGCACGACTGGGTAGCCGGCACGAAGTTCGAGGTCGCCGAATAGCGCAGCGTGAACAGGAAATCGCGCAGATGCTCGGCCCACTCCTTCTCCTCGTCGGTCTCCTCGTCGTTCATCGCCTCGGTCGACAAATTGTGCCACTTGTCGGACTGCGGGATGATCAGGCTCTCCAGCCCCGCCGCAAGGCGGTTGGCGGCCGAGTTGATGGTGTTGTCATAGACCTGCACGGAGCGCCGCTCGGAACGCTCTGGCTGGGAGCCGAACCCGCGTACCGAGCGATGCGTATAGATATCGGGCGCATCGGGGTCGCAGAAATCGGCGACCTCCTGCCACACCGCCTCGTATTCGCGGCGCTCGGCCTCCATCTCGTCCTGGCGGGCGAGCACGTCACGGGCGCGGGTGTCGGCCATCACGGATCGATCCATGTGCCGGGTGTGCCGCGCCTGCTGTCAATCAGCTTGTGGCTGGCGTCCGGCAGGGTCATTGCAAATTGACCGGCAGCGTATACGGATTTTCCAGCTCGACCTCGAGCGTAACGATCGGCAGCTGCCCGCTATGTGCGCTGGCCATCGCAGAACCAATTATCGCTATGGCGGACAGCATCCTATCCTTGAACTCACCGGCCGGCAGCACCGCGCCAGCGCTCTCCCCGCCCGCACCCGTCCAGCCATAGTGATCCCCCAGCGTCATGACGCGCTTGCCGGCAGTTTTCAGATCAACATACCGATGAAGGTCGGTCTGAAAGGTCGGTTGATTATCGAAAAGAATCAGGTTGATGTTGCCGCCAGTTGCTCCCGTATAGGGACGTAGCACCTCGATGGAGACACGAACTGGTCGCCCAAGCACTGGAATGTTTTGCATATCAAGAGACGATGACACGAGAAAGTTTTCCAGCCGGTACAGCCGGGTCCATAGGAGGTCTTTCTTGCTGACCTGCGTGCCCGCGACATTGACATTGTTGATGTCGACGATGACAGGCTGGGTATGAAAGAGCAGCTTTTCGGTGCCAGCCAGAGGCGAGCTGAACTCGATGGCAATGTTTGCAATGTCGTCTCCTCCAGTTATGGAGGTAACTCGTCCGACTACGCCACTCGGCCAGCCGTCGACTTTTATCACATAGACAAGCCTGCCTACAAAAGCAGTGGCAACTATCACAAGGTTCGGAAAGCTTGTCGCAAAACCGGTTACCGTAAGAACGCCACCACTCCATGTAATGCCGGGATCACCAATCGTCATCATTATCGTGTTTGATTCGATCGACGGCATTCCTCCATGATATCCGCCGTTTATTCTAAGCTCACGCATGACCCCATAAGCGGGAAAGACCTTATTGTTTAGGCCCATTATGTCGCAGTTGACCATCTCAAGCCGCTTCGGGCATATGTACCAGCCCTCCAAAACTGTTGTATTTATTACCCGCATAGAATGACAACTTGTCGCTGCGTAAATATCCTTCAGCGTACACTCCTCGATTTCCAGGGTATCGATAAGCTTGTCGACCTCGAAATGCTCCCAGGAGACACACTGTTCGAGCCGGCCATAGCCAAGCATCGTCGGAAGAAAATAGGGAGACCTGCACCGTCTGAAGATGATCGACTTGCCAACCAGGAATGGAGCCTCGGAGCACGCGCCGGCAGCCGACACATCGTTCTTCACGAACTCGATATCATTGTACTCGTGCTCGATGTCCCAGAGAGAACCCTCCTCGATCTTGTAAATGCAGGCGCGACCGTCACCGTTGGTGAAGAGGCCGCTGTACGGATAGTCCGACCTGTGCGGCCATCTGAGCGCACGGTCCAGCACGACAGCACCTGTCCCCGCATTGACCGAGACAACTTTCACATAGTCGAAATACCTGAGACCGGGCGGCTGCCCGGCAAACTGCTGGTCGAACGATCCGACCATCACATGCTCGCCGGCAACCAGGTTCCCCGCATCAGCGGCCGTGATGGTCGTCACGCTGGTCGCGCCGATCGCCGCAGTGTTAATCCGATACATCGGCACCGGCACATAGAAACTGCCAAGCGTGCCCATGTTGGTTCCGCCAGCCGAATAGAGCAGCGTCTTGTTCTGGTTGGGTATCGCGTTGTTCTTGAGCTTGCAGCCATTGCCGTTGAACACCAGCTTGCGGATATTCTGCGGCCAGTATGGATTAGCCACCATGTAGGTGGCGCCGACTCGGCCTTCGAGCCTGGGACACGAACCCACCGGAAGTGCAATTGCCCATTGCTGGAACGCAAGGAAGGCCGCGGTATCGTCAGCCACTCCGTTGCCGACTGCACCGAACATCTCGGGTGTCACATGGCTGTCGAAAAAGCCGGTCTCGACATGAAGGGGTGGAGAAACTGGCTGGACCTGCCGCCATGTGCCGTTGGAAAAAACATACGATGGCCCAGCCGCCGGCGAGTAGAGGAGACCTTCGTAGGGAGCGTCCGGGAAATCATAGGCCATTACCGTTTCCTCATAGTACGGTCATGTTGGCGAGTTCGGCATTACCGGCACGACGCGGGAGGTATCTCAGGGTCCTGATGCGACCGTTCAGGTACCCGGCGCTCCCGGCCCAGTTGCCGCCGATGTTAAGCCGCGTGACCGCAGGCATCGATGCGCCGGCGACATCGGTACCGGCTACGGCACCATTGGTCGTAAATGCATAATTGTCCGCGGCAAACCCGTATGCGGCCTTGAGCAGGGCGTTGACTGTCGCAGGACCCTTCGTGATGTTGGCCTGCGTAGCACTCGCGGAAACCGACAGCGATCCGACTACAGAGGCATTCAGGTATAGCTCATGCCGGTTGGCGGCCGTCGTATCGGACAGGACGGCGAGCCAGTAGTCGGTAGCCGTAGAGCCGGGATAAGCCTCGACCGCGATCGTGCCGGCACTTGCATTGACGGGGATCGAGGTCGCAAGGAGGCTGATATTGTCTGCACCTCGCGTGACCGTCGAGCCGACCGACGGGATGTAGCTGGTCGAGAATGCTCCCGCCTCCAGTTGCGCGCCCCAGACGACAAGCGGTCCGGCAGCGCCACTGCTGCCATTGACGCAAGCGACGTTGTTAACCCCGGTGGAGGCGACAATGGTGAACGTAAACCGCTGCCATGTCGTCGTGGCGGTGAAGTCGGCAGAAAAATTGTCAACGGAATTGATTGTGATTTTCAGCCGGAACTGCTTCGTTCCAGAAACGCTGCGCGCATAGATCGACAACGTATAAGTGGCAGCAGCCCATCCCGGCCCCTGATAAATCTGACCGCCCGCTCCTGAAAAGGCAACGGTGTCGGCAGTCGTGGTCCCGTCGGGTGCCGTATGCGTATTGGCGGTTACCGGACCTGCCGCACCAAACACCGCCCATGTCGTCGTGAAATCCTGCGACCGGAGCAGCACATTAGTGCGTGTTTCTTCCATCAGCACGCCAAGCGGCGTCAGCGTTACCGGATCGTGATCGCAACGCAGGGTCGTCCCCGAAACCAGCACGCCGGAGGAATTGAATATCCACTTGGTCGAAGGGCTGGTGTAGGTCAGCAGCGAATTGGCATCGCCAATGAAGTTAGTGACCGGGGCCGTATTGTCCCTGACGATTGCCTGCCCGGTCGTAAAATCTATGGCCAATCCCGCCGGCTCGTCGCCCAGCAGCCGGCCGATCGCCGTGTCGGCGCCGAAACGGAAACGTGCGGGATTGACAAGGATGGTCACGCCTTCTGTCCCAGCAGCGTCACCTTCAAGCCGGTCGCATCGCCGCTGCCGACCTGCGTGACATCGATGCGGATCAGGTCGTCATTGGCGAAGCTGGTCTTCGACAGCACAGCAGCGGTGGCCGCAGTCGTCGTCGTGGTCTCGGTGTTGTCGAAGGTCAGCAACGTCGAGAGCGCAGTGACGAAGGCCGAGCCGTTCCACCATTTGAAGTCGACTGTGAAGACCGCGCCCGACGCCTGTGCGACATTCAGCGAAGCCTTGATGCCGGTCGCCGTAAAGGCATAGGGCATCCTGTCGGTGACCTTGGCATTCCCGGCAGAGACCGGCGTCGTCTCGTCGCCGCAGGCCCAGCGCAGATAGCCGGGAGCCGAAGCGCCAATCGTGCCCGACGGTCCGGAAATCTGTACCCACTGCCCGCTGGTGCCGTCGTCGTAGTGCACGAAGAGATTGCCGGTATCGGACTCCCACCACAGCTGGCCGTGGACCGGCACCAATGGCGGCGCAAATGGCGGCGCATCGGCGATGATGATCAGCTTCACCACGTCCGCGATGAGCGCAATCTCGGCGACGATCGCATCCTTGATCGCCTCCATTTCCTCTTCGGCATCGGCGACGATGTCGTCCTTGATCGCCTCCATGTCGTCCTCGGCATCGGCGACGATGTCGTCGGAGATGTAGAAGTTGATCTGGATGTCGTCGGTGCCAATCACCGGATCGAGCGTCTGGAAGGCGTAGACCTTGCCACCGTTGGCCGTGCCCTCCTGCACATGCACCGTAGTGCCCTTGTTGATCGAACGCGATGACCGCCCGTCGCTCGCTCTGTACCACTCGCCGGCCGACGCCCCGTAGATGCCATTCTGGCGCTGGTCGGCCTGGTCCTTGAGCAACACCCGGTCGCTCGGCTCGAGCGTCACGCCGTCGATGACCAGCAGGCCGCCGGCCGCCGGATTGATGTTGCCGGTGGTGGCGACGCGTACCGGCTCTCTCGAGCCAGCCAAAAGCCGCGAGGTGGAGGTGGGTGGACGGGCCATGTCAGACGGCTTTCATTTTCACGGCTTGCAGCACACGGCGGCTCTAGTGGCTGGAAGTAAGTGCCAGCATGTACGTCGCCCACGGATTGCTTGAGGCCAGTGTCTGTGTGCGGTCTCCGGTTGCGCCAGCACTCGCGATGGTCTGGTCGGCGCAATACAGCAGATTATCGAACCGCTCGGTCATGCCGGACGGAGCGGTCAGCGCGCCGCTGGCGTCCCAGTTGTGGCCGAGCCAGACAAGTGTATCGTCGGCACTCGTCGTGGTGACACCGGTGCCTGTCGCCGTCGATCCGGTGCTGGCGCTATTCTGCGAAAAGACATCGATCGGCGAGCCGCTGGCAAGGCAACCGGAATAGGCCAGTATAGCGCCCTGATTGCTGCTGCTGGCCCACACGTCGAAGAAGTAGCCAGTCGGCTCGCTCCCCGTTGCGCGCTTCCACCACACCTCCAGTTTGGCGCTCATGCCGCCCGCCGTGACAATGGGCGACGTGCCGATTTTGGTCCAGCCTGCGGGAGCGACAAGGTCGTTCTGCGCCGGAGTGGTCCTGGAGTGGACAACGCAGGCTACCAGGATGTCGTCCGCGGCAACGCCAGACGGCTTGTCCAGCGTGAACCCGGTCGGGCGGGAGGCATAGGCATTCAGCGTATGCGAACGATACGCTGGAGCCGTCACCCCGTCCCCCTGCCGTCTCTTGCGATCGGCAAGACGCCGCCACCACCACCACGGCAGGCCACCGCGGTTCCGGAACGTGCGCTGCATCGCGCTCACGGCTGCGCGCCCTCGAGATCGACCACCCGCGCCTCAAGCTGCGCCTGCCCCGCCTGCAGGGCCACGACCGCCTCCTCCAACACGGCGATCCGCGCCTCCCGAGCGGGGTCCGGTGCCTGCAGGGCGGCGACCTCTTCCTCCAGCCCCGAAATACGCGGTGACAACGGGTCGAGCTGCCGCTTCCGCGGTTCCTGTAGCGCCGCTTTCGTCACGCGCTCAATCTGCGCCCGCTGGCCCATCTTCAGCTGCGCCATCGCTACACCCCCAGCAGAACCCGGCGCTGCGGCTGCTGCGCTGCAGCCACCGACTGCGGCGCCAGGTCAGTCTTCACCGTCCCGCCCGTTCCCTGCCCGGACAGCGCCATCTGCGCACGCTCCCGCTGCTCGCGCTCCCGCACCTCCTCCATGTTGACGGAGGGCACGATCGGCATCGGCGGCAGCGGCGGTGGCTTCGGAGTCGAGAAAAAACAGATGGTCGCCTCCTATTGCTTGGGACCAGCTCTCTCTGGTCCAGTCCCATAAAACGAACGTCTCGCCATTCATCCCGTAGGAGGGCAGCAGGCATCGCTGCGTGGCACCGAGGCGCTTGAGGAACCGGACGGCCAGATCGTTGCCGGCAAGCGCCCTGGCCTCGACACGGTGCGCTCCAGCGGCCACGACATCCGGCCCAAGCACCGCATAGAAGAACCTGACGATCGCGGGCACGCATCGGTGCATCCGCTTGCTACCCCAGCTCCAGGCTATCCACAGCCCCGTACGCTGCTCTCGCGCCCCGAAGGCTGCTTCCGGGTTGCCGTCGAGCAAAACGCACCAGGCGAGGCCCTGAAGGGCGCTGAGAGCCAATCCAGCCGGCGTCCAGCCCGGGATCTGGCAACTCACCTCGGCGTGATCGTCAGGCCGCAGGCGGCTAGCAACATACGAGAGATCCCTGAGCGTGCCGCCGACAATGCGGGCAGGCATTCATTCCTTCCGCTTGAGCGTCTTCCTGTTGCCGCCACGTGCCGGCGCGTCCACGACATGGATGTTCACCGACGCTTCCGAGCCGCCGGAACGAACGGTCCAGGTGACGTCTCCGAGCGTCGCCGGCGTGTCGCCGGTGAAGCCCCAGTTACCCTCGGCGTCGGCCACCGTCGTGGCGTTCGGGGCACTGAGTTCAGGATCACTCCACAACTCGACGTCCGCGGCGGCTCCCGCTCCGATGCCGATGATGTCGTGCACGGCCGGGACCGTAGCTCCTTCTTCCGGGCTCGTAATGGTCAGCTCGGGCTCAGGCTCCACAGGCTCGGTCTCATCCACATAAGCCCGCCGATCGCCCTCGCGCCAGCCAAAGCCGCCGACCGCCCCCACCGGCCCGCCCCGGATCATGCCAATCTCAACACCGGCTTCCACCTCTTCAGCGGTTGCCTCGGCCGTTTCATCGAGATCCGGCTCGTGGCCTTCCTCCATCTGCTTGATGTCGGAAACCTCTTCCTCGCCCGCGTCCGTCACCACGATCACTGCCCAGCGCACCGTCATTTCACGTCTCCTGTTATCGTCTGAAATCAGCCAGCGGATCGGCGATCCTCGGCCTGTTCGGGCCCTTCGCCATGCGCAGCACCCTGGGCTCGACGACCGCCTCGCGGATCATAATTGCGCCATAGCGAGTTGCGCTCATCAGATCGTCTCTGAGCTTCACGACGCGCCCCTCGGCCCGGTGGTACAGCCGGAATTCCTCGAACCAGTCATTGAGCGTCGAAAACACCTTGAACCTGTTCGTCTGCATCCGATCGAGCATCATCATCAGCCCGGCTTCGACCGACACCGAGCCGTCCTTGAACTGTGCATGCGTGCCCAGCATCCTCAAGCCATGCTCGCGATACTGCCTGGCGAGCGCGATGCCAGCGCCCTCCAGCGTCTCGCGATGCCCGTCCCGCGGCCACGCCCACGGCAACCAGTCGCCCCAGGGTTTTAGCGTGATTGCCTGCATGGCCGGCGACTGCTGTGACGCCCGGTAGCATTTCGTGACGAAGATGACGTCAGTCTCGGTGTCATAGGCGAGCTCGACGGCGGCCGATGGATGGTCCCAGCCGAAATCGAGCGCTCCAAGGCGCGGCCAGAACGGTGGCAGCTTGAAGGGCTCGACGGATATTTCCTCTTCGGCGATCGGGAACACGCGGCCCGATCCCAGTACCGGAATGCCCCTGGCGCGAGCATCACGCTCGTGCAGCGGATAGGCGGCAATGATGGCGGCGCGCTCTTGCGGCGTGTAGTGCTCCGCGTCGTCAATGGTCATCATGGTGACGCTGCGACTCATGCTGCCCTCTTGCTCGCCTTCAGCAGCCGATCCACGTCATCGCCTGTCAGGAACTGCAGCACCACTTCGGAGAGCCCCAACAGCGGCGTGCAGGTCATGATCGCAATG